TTCTTCTTGAGTTAAGAATTTAGAATTTGTTTCAGCAAACGGTTGTTGTTGAAATTGAGTGTTTTCGGTTGATTGTTCTTTAGGTATAAACATAATCTTTATTTATTATAAATATATTAAAGATATTTACTTATCCAAATTTAATTTGTATTTTTTGGAGGAGGAGGAACTTGATTAATATTACTTGTAGTTTCAATTCCAAATACTGTTTTAGTAACAACAGGTATTTTTTTAATTGCACTTACATCTTTTTGTACTGTGTCTGGGATAAGGTATCCATTTAATTTAATATCGAAATTACTTTTAACTGAACGGTCTTTTCCATCTGCTACTTCTACTACTGTAGTAAATGAATCTATTCGAGCATTAAATTTAAAACGTGATGGGTCGCCCCAATATGAATCAGAAGCATAATTAATTGCTTCTACAATTTTATTCATTTGTTCTACGTAATAAGTGTATATAACACAACTATAAGTTATCGTAACATAGTCTGGTATTACAACAGCATATTGTTCTGTTTCTGGTTTGATATTATTTAATACATCAAATGGAGTGTAGAAATTTCTTTTAGAGTAGGGTTTAATTAAAGAACTATATAAATGAGGTTGATTTGCATCTAATTTATTTCCTATACTTCTATTTTTAGTTAAACTATCTCTTTTAAATACTAATAACGGAGACATTATTGCTCCATTTTTATCTCTATAATATCCGTCTTTTTGAATTGATTTCCACTTTTCAGGATTACCATAAACAATAGGAACAGCTATTCTTTGTCCGTTTTGGATTACATATGGTTTTATTACTTCATTAAAATAATAATAAATAGCTTCATCAATATCTTGAATACCTAATGTAAATGGTTTTGTAGTATCTCCTTTAAAACTAAGTTTATTACCTCTATTTGAATAATCAGGACCTAAATCATTAGGATTTCCTACAGGTTGAAAACCAGGACCGCCTTGATTGTAAGGTTCTTGTTGAGAAATACTAATTTCTCGTTGTGATTTAGGGGTTGGTTTTCTATTTGCCATTATGGTCTTTCTTTAGTTAAGTTAACTTTATCCGCAGGAATATAATGACCTATACAATTTATAGATACTGAGTAGCCAAAATTTTCTAATCCTGGATTTAGTGGATTTATAGCATATGGATAATCAGGATCTTTACCTACAAATAATTGGTTATCGTATACTTGTTCTAATTCGAAATATCCTTCATAGTACATAAGTATATCTCCTACTTCAGGATAAGCTTTAGCATCAACTAAATCATCTCTTAAAAATGAGAATGTCATAGTTCTATTGTAATTAGGACCTATATCTGTTATTTCAAAACTAGGATCTGTTCTTGTTATTCTACAATATAATAAAGTAGGTTCTGTGAAGTATCTATACCCAGTTGATTCACCGTACATATTTGATACTGTTTTTTCTAGGTTAACTTTATAAAGAGTACATTGTTGAGACATAACGTTGCCTAACAATTCTCTGTTAACTTTTCTAATTACAGAAACATCTCTACTTGATCCAAATAATGCCATGTTATCCTATATAAATTGTCATTGGAGACTGTCCTAATTCACTTTGACGTGCTACTGATTCTGCTGCTTTTCTTTCAAGTAATGCTTGAGTTGAAGTTTCATTAAAATATGTTCTTAATCTTTCAATTAAAGAATTTTTTTCTGATGTAGCAGCTGCAATTAAATCTGATTGATTTAAAGTAACTTCTGCACCAGGAATAGGAACTTGAGTGTATTTTCCACGAACATATCCTAATATTTCTTTACATATAGATAAAGTATATTCAAATATCCATTGTCTACCAATTGAATTAATTTGAGTATAATTTGGATTAGCAAAATTAGTATTTGAAGCATTTGTAACAGAACTAGGAGCTTGTACAATTACACTATTTAATCTTTCTTCCATGTTTAAATATTGGAACCAGATTCTATTTCCGTTTTCTGTAGGTATAGGGAAAATTCTTAATTTATTGTTTATAAGTTCAAATGTGTAATCAGATAAAGCAACTTGATTTTGCATTTCAACTGCTTGAGCAGATTGAATTAGTAGACTTGTAGGATACATTAAGAATCCTGTAGCGCCAAATAAACCATAGCTACCAACTGAAGGTACACCACCTAAACCTGAAAATATATTTAAGTTATATACTTGATTAACTGCAGGGAGTGGTTGCCAGAATATTCTTTTAATTTCCATCCCACCAGTAACATTATTTTCAAGAGCCCATTGATTGAAATCATAATCTTGAAGGCTTGCTGTTGTTACAAATGAACCACTATACCAATTTACATTTCCTCCTGCTCCTGCTTCTACTCCATATTGTTGAGATAATCTAATTACATTAGCTAAACTTGGAGTAATATTTGCATGATTCATGTTTGATGAAGTTGGAGCACCAATTACATTTAATAAATTATCTCTTACTTGAAAAGCATATAATTCGTTTCCATATGTTGTGATTGCTTCTTCAAAAGCAGCATAGAAGTTAATGTCTTGTAATTCAACTTCCATTATAGGATATCCTAGTCTTCGAGCACAAAAAGTTGTTACTTTATCTGCGTCGACTTGAAATTGATAGTCGTTATCATAAAACCCAAATGGAGTATCTCCAGGGAAAAATGAGCTAGAACCAGGATAAATAGGGATATTCATAATGATAATTTATTATAAATATGGTAAAATAAATTAGTGTTTTTATGGTTGTTGTTTTTTTTGTAAATATAATAAAATTTATGCCAACAATCCTGTATTTCTTAATGCCTTAACTATTTGTTGCAAGGTATATCCATCAAAAGTATCTGTACTTGTTAAAGCTGTACCTGCATTAGAAACTAAAGTAGCAGAAGCCACAGCAGTAGTAGGTTGTACTATTGGTGTAGCGTTCCAAAAAGATAACTTTTGTAGGTTTGTTGTTCCTATTTTTGTGCCAGTAGTTGTGTTGAAAGCAATATTAAATGCGTCTTTATATGTAATTACTGTGGATGTAACATTAAATGAATCAATACCGTTAATTCTTATGTTAACAGTTGTTTTTCCGTTAATTAAAGTGTTTGCATTATCAATACCACTTATTGCATAATTACTACCATCAGGTGATGTTTGATTAAAATATAAAGCACCCAAGTTACTAAAATATTCAGCTGACCTAATTCGTCCAGCACCAGCACCTGTGTTAATTAAAATATTCCCCCCAAACCCAGCAGTGTAGTTGTTAGTTATGGTTGCATTTGTTCCTGCGGTTGCTGCTTCTACAAATAAACCGTAAACATTAGTTGCAGTACTCGCTCCTGCAAAAGCTATACTTTGTGAAGGTAAGTAAGTAAATCTCTGGGTAGTTAAAGCACCTGTTGAAAGTGTTGTTGTAGCAGAATTTAATATCAATAAGTTTTTATCTGTACTTGATGGATGTCCAGATGTATTTCCTGGATTGATTATAATACTTCCTCTAAAATAATTAGCTACTATACTTGTATTTCCAATAGTAACGGTATTTGAACCATTACCAATAGCTAATGAGCCTATGACTATTTGATTTGTATTACTTGCACTTAATGCACGACAAGATTCACCAAGAAATACAGAGGTTGATGATGCTTGGTTTGCAGATGTACCATCTGCAAGGAATCGCCCTGCACCAAAACCAAGGAATATATTACTAGCACCTGTCGTGTTTCCAAACCCTGCGTTAGTACCAATAAATGTGTTAGAAGCACCTGTTGTGCTTGATAAACCTGCGCTTACCCCAATGAATACATTACTAGCGCCTGTTGTGTTGGTTTGACCTGTACCTACCCCAATAAATACATTACTAGTACCTGTCGTGTTGTTAACCCCTCCGTTAGCACCAAGGAATGTGTTAGAAGCACCTGTTGTGTTTAATCGCCCTGCATTTTGACCAAGGAATGTGTTATTAGCACCTGCCGTGTTCGATAGCCCTGCAGTATTACCAAGGAATGTGTTAGAAGTACCCGTTGTGTTGTTTGTGCCTGCAGAAGAACCAATAAATGTGTTAGCTACACCTGTTGTGTTGTTTTGCCCTGCAGCAGCACCAAGGAATGTGTTGCTACCACCTGTTGTTACTCTTGTGCCAGCATTAAGACCAATAATTGTATTTGATGTTGCGTTATTATTTCTTATTTCCAAAACGCTTGCCCCTGCACTTGTTCTAAAAGAAACTGATGCTGCTGATGGGTTTATTATTTTTAATGAAATAACAACTGTTCCATCAAAATCGGTAGTTGGTACTATTTCAAAAACACTCGTTGATGTTGTTCTAGGACCACTA